GAATGTCGTCCAGATTCTCTTTCATGTCATACATTCCCTTCTCTAGTTCTCTAGACTTCCTCAAGCAGCGTTGCCCTGATCGAAGTTCCGCTGTTGCTCGAGCAAGGCCTTCGCTAGGCTGTCCTGCGAGGCCTTGCGTTCCTCGGCTTTATCCCTCGTCATCTGGTCGATCTCTTCCTGCGTCTTCCCTTCCCAGCGCAGCGCCGTCACGAGTGGCACGCCCGAGTCGACGTTGGTCTTACGGATGTCGGCTTCGGTCTTCGGCTGCACCGTCTCCGGCTTGGTGAACTGCGGCTGGATCGAGATCAGCGGCACATCGGCCGCCCCGCTAAGTTTCAGCAGGAAGGCGGCTACTTCTCGCCAGGTGATGGTGAACCGATCGATGTGGTTCTGGACCCGCTTGTTGAGTGGGGCCTCCATCGCGATCAACGCCTCACCCGAGGGCGTGCCCACCTGGCTGAAGAGGTAGTGCTTCGGCGTCCGGCTGATGATCGCTGCGGCGGCGGCCAGACTGTCGATGGCCTTGAGATAGTTCTCCAGGGCAGTGGCATCGAACTGTCCGACCTGGGAGGCCTGGCCTACGCCGTCGCCGGCGGGGATGTTCCAGACCTCGTTGGGGGCATTCTTCAGATTGGTCGTGTCGGCGTTGGAGATGACATAGCGCTGCTTGAAGGCACCATACTCCGCGGCCACCATCATGTCGGCGAGCATCTTGTTGATCCCGTTCTGAAGCGGGACCACGTTGGCTAGGTCACCCTTGATCGTCCGGCGCTCCGGGCGGAAGTGGAAGACCGGGATCTCGCCGAAGGGGTTGTCGGCCTTGTCATCCTCCGGCACGGGCATGAAGGCATTGGCGCTCGCCGTCGCATCGGTCTTGCCGCGGCTGATGTAATACTCGAGGCGGTCGGGATAGTAGAGCGTCAGCCGAGTCTTGAGCTGCTCGTCCACCCACCACTTGGCGGCGAAAGACTTCTTGCGGGGGTTCTCTGGATCGTAGAACAGATGGCAGAGGCGCGGATCGTTGTAGTAGGCCTGGGGCAAGGGATCGTCTTCTTCCTTCCAGACGATCAGGAAGGCCTCTCCGGTCACGAGCGCCGCCTCGTGGACGTCATCCGCCTCAAGCCCCAGCTGCAGCTCCTGGAAGAGCTCGGTCAGCTTCTTTCCCGACTCTCCTGCAACGGAGAAGCCCTGCAGGTTGATCCGATCGGTGGCACAGTCGATCACCACCGAGCACCAGTTCTCGTTGAACGTGGCGTCGAGATCCTTGAAGATCTCCTTCAGCCGCTTGCTCGTGTAGACCGTCGGCTGCTTACCGTCGTAGTAGGCCCACAGATCGGTATAGGCTTTCCGCTTGCCGCTCAGGGCCTTGTAGGCTCGCTGCAGATCGGTGATCTCGGTGGCCATGTGTCCTATCCTTGGTGGCTCGTGGCCTTGCGCGGCGCTTCGGTGGCCAGCTGGCTGTGGGATCCGCTGGCCGCGTCCATTTCGTCGTCGTGGGGCCAGTCCGGCTGGTGGTGCATGTGCTCCAGCCAGCGCTCGTTCCAACGGCCGTGAAGGATCTGAACGTTGCCCGCCTCAGCCTGGGCAGCTAAGGGCTTGGCCCGCACGTATTTGTCGCCCTTCGCCGGGATCCCCTTGGCGTCGATTCCATCCAGCATCTGGACCATCCGCCGTGCTTCCCGGATCCCCGCCGACCCGGGTTCGATCTCCCACCGCACCATGTAGCGAACGCCGGCCTGGGCCGCAGCCGCCGCGTCCTGCCTCGAGACGTTCACGAAGGTCCGGTCGACCTCGGCCGGGCCCAGCTGCTCGGCCGTCGCATCGACGATCGTGTAGAGCCCGTCGGTCTTCCGCGTCTTGCAGCTGGCGGTGTAATCAGGGTCGCTCTTGGCCAGCTGCTTCTTGGTGCTGGCCAGGTCCCAGAAGCGGCACTCGACTCCACCGGCCGGCAGGGCCCGCACGACGTTGAACCAGGCCCGATCGAAGACCTTCCCGGCTGACGGCTTGATCTTCCAGTTGCCGCCCCGCTTCGGGTCACCCAGCAGTCGCTCCCGGTCGACCAGCGGCAGCGCCTTGAGGTTGGCCAGGTAGGCGGGATCCTTGTCCAGCAGGATCTGGTTGTCATAGATGATCGACAGGATGAAGGTCAGGGACTTAGGCGATGAATCGGGGTCAACCCTGAGGAGATCTTCCTTCCGATCCGCCCAGATCAGCTCCTCGTTAGCCGCCCGGATGAACCAGCGGATCCGGCCGCTGCGCTCGAGGACGGCGTAGCCATCCTCAGGATCGATCCACCAGGCGATGAGCTTGGCGACGAAGCTCTCCGGATCCGGATTGACCGTCCCCCGCACGTAGGGGCGGACGCCGCACGTCGACCGGTTGCGGCTGAGCATGTACCAGAACTGGTTCTCGGTGAAGTCCTCGAGCTGATCCCAGCCCAGGAAAGGGATCTGCGCCCCCTTGTACTTGTACTTGTCCTTCTCGTGCTGCATGTGCGAGAAGGCCACCCGGGCCCCGGACGGGAACTCCCAGGCCATATCCTTCTCGTTGGGCGTGCCCCCGAGGATCGGATAGAGTCGCTCGCTCTCGTCCCACATCCCGCCTTCGCGGGTGATCTCGGGGTAGGTGCGACGGAAGATGACGGCGCCGAAATCGGGGTTGTAGACGTGCCGCAGCGGCTCCAGCAGCAGGCCCCACGTCTTCCCCCCGCCGGCGGATCCGCCGAAGATGGCGATGTCGGCCGACGTCGAAAGGAAGTCCGTCTGCGGCCCTTCCTGCGGGCCGATCTCCACGACCTCCATTGCCTGCGGTTCGGCGTCAGTCTTCAGCATCCCGAACCGCGTCGCCGCGCCCGTTGTCGGGCATCAGGAAGATCACCTTGCCGTTGCCCAGGTCGAGCTTCTTGGGCTTGTCCAGACCCAGCAGCTCGCACCGCTTCACCACGCACTTGAGCACCACCGTCAGGAAGCGCGGATCCCCGGCCTGGCCCCGCCGAGTCTTGGTCTCCTTGTTCTGGATGGCCGGCACCTCGACGCCTTCCTTGCCGCGCCCCGCCTTGATGGTGATGCTCGCTGTTTCCGTGGAAACAGTCTCCTCGTCCAGAAGACTGCGTTCCCAGGCGTCCCAGGCCCGGGTCTCGATCTGCCCGATCTTCGAGAGTTCCAGGGCGACCCACTCGTCGACGTTGTGCTTCTGCTCCTTGCGCCACTGGGCGATGATGGCCTCGACGTCGTCGAAAATCGTCTTGGTCGACTTGATCCCCAGCTCGGCGGCGATCTTCCGGTAGGTGTTCCCCTGCAGCAGGAGCTCAGCCACCTGCACGCGGCGGGACTCAATACGCACCTTGCCCTGGGAGCGGGTATGACCCTTGTGAGCGGGCTTGCGTGGTTTCTTGTCCTCGCGTTTACCCATCGCTGTTAGGGAGACTCCAAATAAGGGGAAACGAAAAGGCTGGCTCGTGGGATGGCCTTCAGCCTAGCACCTGGGATGGGCTAAAACTGACTTACAGCTTACGGGAGGTGCCGCATGCGAACGGGCCTCATCCGCCGCTGGGAACGAACGATTCCCACGAAGAAGTGCGGGGCCAAGTCAAAGCCCGTCGCCGTCACCCATCCGCCGGCTCTCCAGACGTCATGCGAGAAGCGACGGATGTCCACCCTTCGATACCACCTGAGGCCGCCGCGCAGGCGAAGTACCACAAGGTCGACGAGACCGACCAAGATAGCCGCAAGGATGAGCTGCTCTCGAGTCATTCTGCCTCCTGCATGGCCAGGACCTGCCAGACGTGAGTCTCGGGATCATCATAGATCGGTATTACCCGGCTGATCTTGCAGAGATATCGACGCGCGTTATCCACGGTGAGGCCGGTCATCGCGGCGGCATCTCTCACCCGGAGCCCTTCTCCATGAGCCAGGGCCCAGGTGAGCTTCGCCACCCGTTCAACCGTCGCCTGGCCATCAGCCTTCACTTCCGTCTGCACCACAAGAGACTCCTTGGATTTTCGCTTGACGCGCCGGCGCCGGGGGACGAGCCTGACACCGCGCCGAGGTTTAGGCATCTTCTCGGCTCCCGCGGATTTCCCCATTCGCGCACGGAGGATCCCCCTTGACGAACACACATAGATGCACCTGCCCGCCTGCCAGGATCCCCACGGCCTTCGGGTAGCCTCGCCGGCAGCCGCCCCGCTGGGCCATCATCCGGGCGTAGGCGAGGGTGACGCGCATCGACGGCCAGGCGCGCACCAGCTGGAGGGCCCTGCGGCGAGGCCCGACGGTCTCACGAGGATCGGTCACAGCAGCACGCTGTTGGCCTGCGGCCGGTCGAGATCGAGCACCACCCAGGGGAACCTGCCCAGCGGGTGCTGCTCCTTCAGGGCGAGCACGTCCTGCATCGAGGCAAAGTCGGCCATCCAGTCCATGCCCTCCCTCTGCGCATCGATGAGGGGCAGGGAGCGGCCATGCACCGAGACGCTGTCAATGACCACGACGAGTCTCATAGCTTCTCCCCCTCCGGGGCGGGCGACGCGGCGGCGGGGAGCGCCCCGACCACGTCGGCGATCATCATGGCGAAGTTGGCCACGTCGGCAGCTTCCTGGCCGATGGTCTCCGCGTCCGCGTTGGCCAGGCGAGCAACGGTAAGCTCGCGGACTTCCTCGTCTAGGCACTCGGCCAGCCCGTCGATGTCCTCGTTCTTCCACCCCGGCCGGTCGTCATGCTTCGCCAGTTCGGCTTCCATCAGCAGAGCGAAGGCCCGAACCTCGGGGCGAGGCTGCGCCAGCGCTTCCCGCTCGTCGGCCAGAGCCTCCTGCAGATCATCCTGGAACATCTCTTCCGCCACGGAGATCACGGCACGTTCAACGAGGTCCACCTGGGAGAACCAGACGCGCAGATAGTCGCTGGATCGCTCGCTCATCGTCCGCAGCAGGCGGGCTTGAGCCGGGGAGGGACGCGCCTCCGTCACGCCTCACCTCCTGGCGCAGTCTGCCGTCCCGCCGAAGCGCCTGAGCGCAGCGAAGGGGCAGGGTCGGCGGGGCGCTTGGCAGTCTGCGCCAATTCGGGGAACTGCTGGATCCGTAGCTCAGCTGGCCACGTCTCCGGATGGGCCCGCTTGTCAGGGTGACCACCCAGCTGCTTGACAAACACGGGCACCTCAGCGTCCTTGCACTCACCGACCAAGCCCGCGGCCCAGGCAAGATCCATCGGCCGGCAGCCAGGCTGGCTCTCCCCGCCGACGATGACCCAATGGATACCCTCGGCGACCGGTCGATAACCCCTCCCCCAATCCTTCGCCATCGTCCCAAACAGACCCAGTTCGATGGGGCCCAACAAGGGCTCGCAGCTGAGGAAGGTCGCCCGGGCGAAGCTTTGCAGGAGGAGCGGGAGGCGCTCATCGGCCCGCTGCTGGTCTTCGATCGAGATTCCGATCATGACGTTCCTGGCTTCGAGGATCGCCCTCGGGATCGTTTCGATGCGCTCCGCACGCTTGGTCAGCAACAGCCAAATCAGGTTCGGCGTATCCAGGATGAGGCCCCAAAGCCGTTCACGTGCCGGGGTCAATACCGAAGCATGGCCCTCCTCGAGGAAGTCGCACATGCTCCCGCAAAAGACGCGTCGGGCAATGCCTACCCTCCCGGCAGCTTCGTTCCACATCCTGGGCTCACGCCAATGCTTGTCGCCGAACATGCGTCTGGGAGCATCCCTTCCCCACACGTCTTCTCCCGTGCGCTTCGCTACGTTCTCGGCGTAGCAATGAGCACAGCCCGGCGAGACCTTCGTACAGCCCCACCAGGGATTGAAAGTCGCGTCACACCATGCGATAGCCGTGACTCTACCCACCGAACAATCCCTCCGAAGCACTCAGCGCTCCCGTGCCGACGATCAGCTCGAGCGTCCTGAGCTTCCCGAGCGCGTTCAGGAATCCGCCGCCGCTGGCCACGTAGCCCGTCTGCTCAGCAATCTCCTCTTTCGACAGCGTCGAGGGGTAGACGTCGGCCAGCGTTTGCAGGATCAGCCGCTCTGCCTTGGATAGCGATCGCAGCCAGTGGGCGACGAGCTCGGGACCAGGAGGGGGCAGGGGCTCCCAGGCATCACCGATCGCCGCATGGCCGTCGGGCGTGATT